TTCCTGAGCTGGCCGAACGGCCAGCTCAGGAACTGGCTGTTCACAGGTGGAATCGGCACGCCCTTTTCGATTTTCATATATATCTCCTACAATTGAGAATAACCCATACAGAAAGACCGTAGCTATCAGTAAATCAATAACCAAGTCTTCCACGTTCTTTTTCAATAAATTCGCAGAATTGAGTATAGACACTTTCCATAGACCCCTTTAGTCCAAACTCGTGTTTAATCTGGGAATAGCAGCTCGGGCCTTTACCCCTCTTCAATCCCATCTTCTCGAGCTTCAGCCCCGCCTTCAGGACTGACAGACGGTACAGGTAAATCTGCTCCGGCTTGTCCAACACTATCGTTTCGTTCATACCACTGTACTCCTTGTTCACCACTTCGTAACTCAACCTCAACTATTTCAGCTTCGCCCCCTGCTACTTCACGACAATACTCATAACTGTCGTAGGCGTAAACGGATGGACGACCGTCGATTTTAAACTTCCAATACGTCATTTGAAGCTATCTCCACAGTATGCCCGATGTTGGCGGCGTGGCGCAGTATAAAAGCCCATATCTTCTTGTTATGGATATCGTACTCTGTATCATGCCTACCCCACGGTCCGTTCTCGCTAATAATGAGAGACGGGGTTTTCGTTACGGTGAGCCCTCGTGAACTACCCCCAAAGCGAGGGAAATTCTCCCCCGGCATAAGGATGTAAACTTTGAGAGAAGAACCGTCGGGTCTCGTAATCACAGCTATTTCAGTCATTGACCATCTCCCTGCAAGCGTGAATTGCCTCTTCCTTAGACTCGAATGGGCCAAAGGGTTCGTCGTTGTCCGGCAGGCAACCGGGTTGGCAGAACCAGAAATACCAGCCCGACTCCCAGTTGTCCGTGGGTGTAAACGGATGCGCCCGCCCTTGTTCAACATAAAACGCTTCCGCGTCAAAAATCAAATCATTGGGATTGCTTGAAAAGAACATGTACTTAGCTCCTTTAGTAGTAACAGGTACATACTAGCACGGTGCAGTTTACGAGGCAATAAAGAATATTGCGCATCTGTACACCCCCATGCTATACTAAGCGAACACGCAAAGAAAAGGCCCGACGCTGGAGGACAACGTCGAGCCTTTGAAGTCGATTAGGATTAGGGATGGGGGTCCTAACCGATGTAGGTCATTGTACCCCAATGTACTAGGAAAAACAAGGGGTACTTATGATCGTTGAACCCGCCCAGGATTTTAAGACATTAAAATCTTATCTACAGCAACGCGGGCTGACTAATGAACTAATTTACTCTAAGGTTGGTATTGAAATCGCTGGCCCGCTCAAGTGCCGCGAAGTTCTTGGTCTCCCCAAGGACTCAATGGATAAAAGATTAGGAATAATATTCCATTACCCTATAATAGAAGGAGAAGAACCATATGCGACCGTTCGATGGTTTGGTAGATATGTTGGATCATTTGGACAAATTGCCGAACATAAACTCCAATGCCCGAACGGACGTCCAGTCCGGGCTTACGTTTCTCCGCTCGCTGAACTTGACGACGCTGGGGACGTGTTCATATGCGAATCCGTCCTTAAGGCTATCGTGCTTTCGCAAACAGGACGATACAGTATCGGGGGAAATGGAGTTTCATGCTTCTATGTTCGCGGACAGTTCGTCCCCGGCTTCCCAGTTGAGGCTATCGATCGAGCAAAGCGGGTCATCATCCTCTTCGACAACGACGTACGAACCAACCCATCCGTTGCAGCAGCTCGCAGATTACTCACTAAGGGGTTAAGAGATCGCTGGGCTGATTTAGAGATACTCTGGGGCGATTTACCTGATCCCCCGAACGGTGGGAAATGGGGAGTAGATGATTACATAGCTTCGGGCGGCAAGATAGAAGATATAAAATTAGAGGAAGCCGCTGCTACCGATGTAGAGAAACTGATCGATGAGTTAAATGAGAAGTATTGTGTTTGTGAACACCCGCCCGCAATAATCAAAAAAGATACTGGACAGCTCTATACTAGAGCCGAATTTACCGGGTTACTTGAAGCCCATAAGAAAGTGTGGCTCGGGGAGAAGTTAGTTGAAGGTTCCCGTCTTTGGCTTGCAGATTCTACGCGTAGCGTGGTTCCACAATGCAGTTATCTACCGGGAAGGGATCCTTTTGTTGAAAGAGAGTTCTATAACTTTTGGCGCGATACCGGCCCCGTAGCCGCCGAAGGCGATATATCTCCATTCCTTAGAGTCTATGAAAACGCCATCCCAGATGACAAAATTCGAACCTTACTCTTTCAGTCATTCGCTTGGATTCTTCAAAATCGGGGGACTAAGCTCGAAAAAACTTTCATCTTTGTCTCTCGTCAAGTGGGAACAGGAAAGAGTCTATTGGCACAAACGATTTCCCGTATATTGGGGCCATCTAATTCTTCAAATATCGACATGGTAGATTTTTCAAATGACTTTAATTCGTCGTTTGCCCAAAAGGAACTCGTCATTATTGACGACCTCCACAAAGTCTCGAAGGGTGAGGTCGCTAAGCTCAAAAGATACACGACGTCTCCAAGGATCATGGTTAATGCAAAGAACGTTAAACAGTATGAAGTGGACAATACTGCGGTCTTCATTCTCACGACTAACGAGCTGGGATCGATACCAATGGACGACGCCGAGAGGCGGAACTTGGTCGTATCATTTGAACCAAAAATCCACTACACGGGTGAATCGAGTTGGTGGAAGGAATACATTGGATGGCTGGAAGCGGACGGGCTGGCGTCCTTACGGTTCTGGCTAGAGCATATGGACCTTTCTTCGTTCGATCCGTATTATATGCCTCCCATGAACGACATCAAAAGTAAGATGGTCTCGAGTGCTCGTAGTGGTGAGGAGAATTTTGCTTACGATCTATACCAAGACCCCGAGGTCTTTTTACATAAGACTGGCCGTTCGATTTTTACTACTGAGGAGCTCTGGTTCGTGTGGACGAACTCCATGCCCGATAGGGGAGACCTTATTCGCCTCGGGCGGGCGTTGGGCGATAAGTTTAATCAGGTCGGTGGGGGGAAATTTGTTCGGCTGGCGGGGCGTAAACCGAATCGATATTGGATTATTCGTAATAGGGAAGACGAATGGCAGAACAAAGCTGCCGAAGCAGATTTAAAGGAATGGCCCGACATAAGTGCATAGATGGTGGTGCTGTGGCACACTATATACAAGGTAGCACTGGTGCTACTGATTACAAAGGGCTAATTATGAAATCTAACTACACGTTCGGCCAACGGTGCGTTGTTGCAGATATGGCTAGTGGTGAAACAAAATACACCGATATCCAAGCTCTAACAGCGGCGGGTATTATACAAGAACACTTCGCGCATTGGATAGGGGATGGGGAGGAAGTATTTACGGACATTAGATCTTGTTACTCCGGAGGTCCTTGCGGCCCTTTCACTATTCCAGGCGCTATGGTCTCTGGCGCCCTTACCGCCATTCTTGAAGCTGAAAAAGGTAAGGGAAATTACAAATGGTTCCGTAATGTGGATTTTACGGCTGACGATGTGGAGGAACAGTTGCTCGCAGCCTTCCCTTAGCTATAGCTTGCTTCGGCCCGTGCTGCTGTGTACCTTGTACATAGTGGCACGGGCCACCTAACTGAAAGGGTACTAACATGAAAACGATTTGGGAAGACTTCAAGTTCGAGGCTCACTACTACAAGATGGCAGAAGGTAGCAGAGTTCCCTATCTTCGCGCAGCGTGGGCTTATTTGCAGGCGCTGGCCATTATCCTCACCTGCAAGGTTCGCGGCCACCAATATGAGAGTTGGGCCGACGCTGAGAATGGCAGCGAGGAGGTTATGTGCCGACGCTGCGGTTACGGGTTCCACCACTACATGACGAACTGAGGAGTACTAAGATGCACATCGTGAAATGCGGTAAGAAGTTCGGGGTCACTATTCCCACCCGCTATTCGGCTAAGGTGGTCATGCTCCCCTGTGGCAGCACTTCCATTTACGGAGGTGTGAACCAATGCCCCGAGTGCGAAGCAAAGCAGAGGAAGCCCATTCCGGCAGCTTATGAGGACGAGGGGGATATGGAGTGGTACGAGAGGGTTTCGTTGCAAGAGGAGCAGGATGAGGAGAGCTGGTAATGAAATACCTTCTAGTTGTGGAAGCTATTACGAACAGGGCGGACTACCCCATCGAAACTGAGTATTACGATTATGACTCGTTGGCGGAGGCGGTGGCCGAAATGGAGGAATGGGTAAAGGAGGAAGAGGGGTGTGATAAGGTGTTCCGCTGTACCTTGGTGAACTATATACCCTCGGCAGGCGGATACGGGAGGTGGCTTCGGGACGTAATGGAATACTACGGCGATATGGATTGGCATGAACGGGCTTGTGCTGAACAAGAGGGAAAGGAATACCCCTCTGCATAAAGAGCTGCATAAAAGGGGGAATATGCTTCCTGTGTACTCTTTGTGTATAACTTTTATCCGCCTACGGACTCATTTGAGTAAAAAGAGCCAAAAGAGGCTTATCTGTACGTATCTGTACATAGTATCTGTACGGTGATCTGTACAGGTCTAAGTGCTTGTTAATTAAGCAAAGAATATATAGAATGTACAGATGTACAACGATTTTATGTATTCTTATGTGTGCGCCCATACGCGCGCAAGGTTTTTCCCAACCTAAACCATGTGTACAATCTGTACTATCTGTACACACCACCCAAAAAGCCAAAAAATTGGCACTCGAAAATGACCATAATGGAGTCTCGAGTTCGCGTAATGAATGGCTAGATCCCCCTCTTAGGATATCCTCCTCCTGCCCCTCGGATCGGAACCGAATATCGATCGCTTTAATTGGAACTCGGATCGGAGTCTTCCGGAATCGTACGCTCGGAGTCGGAGTCGGAATCCAGTTTCCTCTGAACGCGCTTCGCGTTCTCGAGTTCCGTAGTAATGGGTTCCGTAGTGCTGGTTCGTAACTACCGCGTGGCCTGGCCGCCGCAGCGCAGCATGGCACACTACTTGCTAGGCAAAAACCGTGCCACAGGGCATTTGTAACAATTTGTAACAAGTGGCCTAGGGTACTTGCTAACGTGCTGGCAAAGGCGCAAACTACATACGCTGCAATAACGCAGCATACTACTAGGTGTAAACAACATGGCTACCACCAAGGTAAACCCTACTACCGTGTACGTTATAAGCGCCAAGGGCATAGCGGCTGCTGCTAAGGCGCAAGCCGCTATTGCTGCCTTAGGGGACGCGGCACACAGTAACAACCGCAAGCTACTTGCTATGCAAGCCGCTGCCGGTACGGCTGGCGCTACTGGTGCGGTACTTAAGGCAGCTTGTAACGCAGCCGGTGATGGGCTGTTTGCTGGCCATGCTATTGGCCGCAACGGCTGGTTTGTACCAGCGCCACAGCCTGCCAAGCCTGCTGCGGCACCTGCCAAGCCTACTGCTAAGTAGGCTGTAACGTAGGTACGGGCCGCTAGGTGTAACAGCCTAGCGGCCTTTTTGCGCTGCAATAATGCTGCTATGCGGCAGCGGCCCCTGCCAAACCCAAACGTGCTGCAACGCAAAAAAGGCCCCCCGGTGTTGCCCCCTCGGGTTGGGTTGGTTTGTCTTGCCTCCCATTCCACCACAATCTATGTGAAATCATGTACTAGATACTTGCAAACCGCGCCAGCGTATGCTATGCTCCCGCACCATGAGCGAAGAGAAAGAGAACAACGTCGTAGAGTTCATTCCTAGAGAGGAATACGAAAGAACTCTCGAAATTCATGGGACGAGAATAGAAGAAAATGGAAAAGCTCGTCTCCCCCGTGAGTTCAACCGTCGTCGTGTAGTTGAATCTTTTATGGATGCCTTCGAGTTAGTTGGGGGAACCCCTCGACTTGCTCAGTGGGCATCATCTAGTGATGAGAATTACGGGAAATTCGCTGCCCTCTGGGCACGTCTGCTCCCGAGCCAAGCCAGTACCGAACTCGCGCAGGCGAATGAGAAAGTGGTAAAGATGGTACTTCCCAGGAGCACGTTGGATGAGTAGTCGTTTTTCTCGCCCTCCCCATGTCACGCCTCTAAGTGAGACACTAGCTTCTCTAATTAGCGGAGGTGCTGCGGACTTGGAGGCGGGGATAGGAGTACTTCTCAAACCCGACGCTCCAGCGGAAGAACAGGCTAAATACATAGAGCAAGTCCGCAATAAACGAACCTATCAGCCCACAACTCCGGAAGCTCAGTGGATACTGTCTAAACTCGGCGAAGTAATGACCGCCCCTCGGGCGATCATGCCGGACACCCCCGCTGGACAGACTATTGGAGAAAATATCCTCCCCACCACGTTCGCGGTACTGGGAAGTCGCGCGGCGTTGAAACCATTCGCCGGTGGACCAGGACTGCCCCCCGCCCGTGGGCCGATGGGGAAACAGAGAGGGATGGTTATCGGCGCAAGGGGTATGACGATAAAGGAATTAGATACTCTTCAAAAAGCTATGGAGTTAGAACGGGCGGGCAAGTCAAAACTCCAAGTTCTTAAAGAAACAGGGATGTGGTATCCTAAAGGGGATCCGCAATACCGGATGGAAATCAGTGATGCTACGATGCAGATTAGACCAGGGAAAACGCAGCGAATAACGACTGTTGGGAATTTTATTGATCACCCAGAACTCTTTGCCAGATACCCGGAACTAAAGGATGTCAAACTTATATTTTCCTCTAAAGTTAACGGGGGATTGTTTAACCCCAATAAGATGACAATTAAACTTAATTCTAGACTTAGTAGAGATAGTGCGAAGGGATTGATATTGCATGAACTTCAACACTATATTCAAGAATTAGAGGGATGGAAATCAAAAGGAGCTAATATCGCTCAAGGTAATTTTCCATATACGGCGAATTACGGGGAACGAGAAGCCAGAGGTACACAGCAACGACGATACATGACGACAGAACAACGTAGGCAATTCCCACAAGCAATTCACCAATATTACGATCAAAGACGTTTACGGGAAATTAGTGAATCACTTACAGAACGGGAAAAACTAGAAAAAATCTCTCCAACATATGCTTTTCCTAGTAAGGGGGAGATAGAAAATTGGATGGGTCAATGGGAGCGTACCCCTACTGGAAAAGAATTAAAAGATGCGGAGAATATCAGCGACGTAGCTGTGCAGAATTTCTTAAAAAGTATAAATTCGGAGATTAAACCACCCCTCAAAGGTGGGGATAAGCCTATAGTCGGGGGTATTGCGGACCCAAAAGTCCGCATTGAGGACTTCTTTGACGAAGATGCTATATCTAGACTACGGGGGGATGTAAGCGGCAATTCGCGAAGTACGACAGTTTACATGACACCCAATGAATTTCTGCAACTCTCCGAGAAAGTGGATCCAAAAAGCCCAGGATCTCTCTCAAAACAGGAGAGAATTAGGGATTTCCGTATTGGGGGCAAGAAATTCAATGAAGTTCCATTCCTCTATGTAGATAGTCTTGAAGACGGGTCTGTTCGCGTGGGGGGACATGAGGGTCGCCACCGCATGATGCGCCTGATCGAAGAAGGGTATGGGGATAAACGAATCCCTGTACGACTAACGAGTAAAGATAGCAACATACGAACCTATCGTTGGAACAGTATGGCAGAACGGCCTACGAAAGTTATAACTCAGCGTAAGAATGAGGATTATAACGTCCCGTGGGAAGAGATTAAGGACGAATGAGCGCAGTCGCTGAACTTACCTACTCCCCCCGCCCTCACTTCATGCCTTTGCATGATAGGCAGGTGCGATGGGCCTGTATCGTCGCTCATCGCCGAGCAGGTAAGACAGTCGCCTGTGTAAATGAACTCATTACTCGCGCGCTATATACGAGAAAGAAAAACCCGAAGTATGCCTACATCGCCCCCTTCTACCGCCAGGCGAAGGAGGTTGCGTGGCAGTACCTCAAAGATTATGCGGAACCCGTAACGGAGAAAGTCAGTGAATCAGCCCTCACAGTCACCCTCATTAACGGGGCTAAGATATCCCTATTCGGAGCCGACAACCCGGACGCCTTACGAGGGCTGTATTTTGACGGAGTTGTCATCGATGAATATGGAGATACCCGTCCTAGTCTCTGGGGATCCGTCGTGCTCCCTACACTGGCTGATCGTAAGGGATGGGCAGTTTTCATTGGAACCCCCAAGGGAAAGAACCACTTCCACGATATAGCGGAGCGAGCTAAGAAGGAAAAGAACTGGCTTTTTGTTGAACTAAAGGCCAGCGAGACGGGTATTCTTCCTATGGAGGAGCTCCAGGAGCTCCGCGCTCAAATGAGCGAGGAAGAGTGGAAACAGGAGATGGAGTGTGATTTCTCAGCCGCAGTCCTTGGGACATACTACGCTGCGATTCTTAACGTACTTGAACAGAAAAAGCAGATTGCTACTGTGGACTATGATCCTGCTTTTCCTGTGGAAGTTTCCAGCGATTTGGGCTACACTGACTCATCTGCTTACTGGTTCTGGCAATATCGTCCTGATGGCATAGCGGTTATAGATTATGAAGAACACCATTCGCAACCCCTCCAGTTTTACTTCGACCTCTTACGATATAAGGGATACAAGTACTCTACGATATGGCTCCCTCATGACGCCGTGGCGAAGAGCCTCCAAACAGGAAGATCCACTGTTGAGCAGTTCCTACATGAAAAGTTTCCTGTGCGAATTGCTCCCCGACTCGACGTCCAGCACGGAATTGACGCAGCTCGACTGGTCCTCCCGAATTGCTGGTTCGACGCCGTCCGGTGCCAAGATGGAATCGAGGCGCTGCGGGCATACCGCAGACAGTACGACGAAGTAAAGAAGATTTTCAGCGATACTCCCCTCCACGACTGGTCGTCAAACGGGGCGGACGCATTTAGGTATTTTGCTCTTGTCACCAAGGACAAATTAATCCGCAAGAAAGAAATGGTCGAGCAAAAGAAAAAGGTTGATAAGTCCTGGCTCTACACGGGCAAACGAGATGAAAAAGGGCGGTTGTTGACCAATATGACACTTAATGATATATGGGACACCGTCCCCAAAATTTCTAGGAGAATTTAGTGGATAAGTCGGACTCTCGTAAAAAATTTGAGGATACCCCGAAGGGATGGCAAGAACGTTGGTCTGCAGAGATGGAGACTAGCTGTAAGTTTCTAGAAAAATTCTGGGAACAGGGAGATAAAGTTGTAGACCGATATTTGGACAAACGCGATGATGCGTTTGACGACACGTCCCGACTTAACCTTTTTCATTCTGGCATCAACACAATACGGTCAATGCTTTATGGACAAGTTCCTCGGGTGGATTTCTCGCGACGTTTTGATGACCAAAATGACGACGTCGCCAGAGTTGCTTCGAATATATACGATCGTATTCTCAATGCTGATATTGAGCGTCCTGATGACGACTACGCGATGGTACTTCGTACTGCGCTAGACGATAAACTTCTTACCGGACTCGGTGTGGCGCGAGTCCGTTATGAAGCCGAATTTGAGGATGTTACAGTCCCCGCCGTTTATAGTGAGGATGGTGTAGAATTAGCCCCTGAGTTTCTCGAACCGCGTATTACGCGTGAACGTGCTGCGGTTGACTATACGCATTGGAAAGATTTCCGGTGGTCGTATGCTAGAACGTGGCATGAAGTTCGTTGGATAGCATTTCGCAGCTACTTAACCTATGATGAACTTGTTGCCCGATTTGGAGAGGAGAAGGCTAAGGCTGTCCCCCTCGCCACTGAAAAGGGCGGTGACGGCGAGAAAGACACCTTCCAAAAAGGCGAAATTTGGGAGATTTGGAATAAGGAGAATAAAAAAGTCTATTGGTGGGCGCAGGGAATGATTAATATCCTTGACTCTAAGGATGATACCCTTGGACTGCGGAATTTCTTCCCGGCCCCGCGTCCCATGATGTCTAATGTCACCACGAAGTTACTTGTCCCTAAGGCTGACTTCTTGTTGGCTCAGGATCTATATAACGAAATTGATATCTTACATACGCGAATTTCTAAGTTGACTATCGCGTGTCGCGTTGTGGGCGCGTACGATCAGAGTATTCCTGAACTTAAGCGTATGCTTGAGGAAACTGCTGAGAATCGTATGATTCCAGTAGAGAATTGGGCGATGTTCGGCGAAAAGAGCGGGTTGAAGGGTGTAGTTGACTGGTTCCCACTGGAGCAGGTTGTCAATACTCTAGATAAATTGCGGGAGTTACGTAGTGAACAGATTGCGTTGCTTTATCAGGTTACGGGGCTTAGTGATATATTGCGCGGTCAGGCCGAGGGTTCGGATCGAGTTTCGGCGACTGAGCAGAGCATTAAAGCGAAATTCGCCTCGGTACGGTTACAGGCTCTTCAGGATGAATTCGCGAGGTTCGGTACGGACCTCATTCGTCTTAAGGCAGAACTTGTCTCAAAGCACTGTAGCGACGAGATGATCCTTAAGTCCAGTAATATCATGAATACGCCGGACGCAGAATTGGCGGGGCCAGCCCTCCAACTCTTGCGTAGCGACGAAGATATGATCTGGCGCTTGTCCGTACGCCCCGAGTCTATGGCGATGGTTGATTATCAGGCGCTCCAGCAGGAGCGTACTGGATATATCACCGCCCTCGCCACCTTTATGCAGTCCGCCGCCCCCATGTTGGAGAGACTCCCCAACTCCTTACCTACGTTATTGGAGCTTCTCAAATGGGGGCTGGCGGGCTTTAAAGGAAGCGATAATATTGAGGCTGTCCTCGACCAAGCAGCGAAGCAGGTTCTTGAGGCGGCACAGAATCCGCCGCCTCAACCGCCCGACCCTGCTATGGTGAAGGCACAGGCTGAGATGCAGAAAATGCAGGCGGAACTCCAGGCTGACGGCCAGAGGATGCAGCAAGAGATGCAGCTCGAGCGTGAGAAGATGCAGCTTGATGTTATGAAAGCACAGATGGAACTCCAGCAAGATAGAGAGAAATTCATACAAGAGATGATGCAGGATCGAGAAAAGCATATGATGGAAATGCAACAGATGCGTGAAAAACTCTCTATGGACGCCATAGCGGGCGAACAGAAACTGGAACAACAGGAAGAGGCGGCGGAGATTAAGAATGAAGCGGTACAGAGCAAATCCCAATCCACCACATAACTGGATACCTGAGGATGAGTGGATGGAATTACACGGACCGAAGGAACGAAATAGTCCTCTTATTTTTGGGGATCTACCCGATACAGTTTCCCCTATAGATGGTACTGTTATTCATGGTAGATCCGGATTTCGCGAACATTTTAAGAAGCATCGGGTCACGTGGGCTGACGATTTTAGGGAAGAATGGAAAAAACCTCGCAAACGGTACGACGCACCTAAAGTAGATCGTGTCGAGGCTCTAAAACAGGCTTGGGATAAACAAAGGAAGAGATAATGGCAAGTTCAATTCGTGAAGCCCTAGAAGGGGCTATGGCAGAGGGGAAGACTGATGAACCTACCGAGCAACCTACGGAGTCTGTTGCTACAGAGCCAGAAACTCCGCAAGTCGACGATGTTGTTGACTCAAAGGAACAACCGGAAGAAAAGGCGACATTACGACAAGACGAGGAATCAAGCGAAGTACCTGTAGTTGCGGAAAAGAAGGAAGAGCCTGTTGTTAAGGATAAACCTCCAGCTTCTTGGAAAGCGGGGGCTAAAGAACGTTGGTCATCACTTCCTCCGGAAGCTAGAGCGGAGATAAATCGCCGTGAACGAGAAATCAACATTGGACTCCAGCAAGCGGCCGAAAAATCTCGCTTCGCTGATACCTTTGCCCGAACTATTGAACCCTATCGGGCCTCAATGGCTGCCGAGGGGGTTACGGATCCGATGGTGGCAGTTAGTAATCTTCTGCAGACTGCTAATACCCTACGTATGGGGACAACTGTCCAGCGAGCTACGACGATTGCGAAACTCATCGAGTACTACGGAGTAGATTTGCCTACTTTAGATGGTATTCTTGCGGGGAATGCCCAGACGGCGGTGAACCCTACAAGTCAATTTGAGGAACTTCTTAACCAGAAGTTGGCTCCTCTCCAGCAGATGTTACAGTATCAGCAACAGCAGGAACAGTTTTCTCAACAGCAACTTTATCAAGAAGCAAATGAAACGATTGAGCAATTTATTGAATCTGGAAAAGCTGAGTACTTTGAGGAAGTTCGGGAAGACATGGCTGACTTACTTGATATGGCGGCAAAGCGCGGAAGACAAATGTCTATCCAAGAAGCCTACGACCGAGCCTGTCTCGCCCACCCAGAAATCTCAAAAATCGTACAGCGACAGAAATTTGCTCCTGCTGTAGATATTAACAGAGCACGGGCGGCGTCTAGTAGTATATCTGGCTCACCAGCTCCAAAATCTGCGGGGGATGGTGGTGGAGATATCCGTAGTGCTCTTCTGGCAGCGATGGCAAAAAATACCCGTTAGGGGCTTGCATTCCGTAAAATTGTATGCTAAACTCGCGCCCCATGGACTAGGAGTCGCATCCCTTCTGGGAAGATTTCCTCAAGTTCGGTAGGCGCAAGTCGCAATGACTCATGCGCGAAGTAGCGGTAAACTTCAACCACTTGAGGAGATCTAAATGTCTTTTCCAAATTCTAATTACAGCGATATTATAGCTACGACGATTGAGTCGCGTAGCCGTTCTATCGCTGATAACGTAACCAAGAATAATGCCTTGCTTTCGCGGCTCAAGAAGCGCGGTAAGATCAAGACGTTTTCTGGTGGTCGTAAAATTATCCAGGAACTTTCGTTTGCTGAGAACGGCAACGCGGGATGGTATGCAGGATATGATGTTCTGCCTGTCGCCGCCAGCGATGTTATTTCGGCGGCAGAGTTTGAAATTAAGCAGCTTGCTGTTCCGGTTGTTATTTCTGGTCTCGAGCAGTTGCAGAATGCTGGCAAGGAACAGATGATTGACCTTATGGAAGGTCGTCTGGAAGTTGCCGAATCAACGATGGCGAACTATATTTCCGCCGGTCTGTATAGCGATGCGTCTGCGGGTATTGGTGGTGCTAAGTCCATTGATGGTCTCGGCGCTGCGTTGACCGCTGGTACGTCGAACGGACGTATTTCCACAGGATCGTATGGTGGAATTACTCGCGCATCTACTGGTATTACGACATTCTGGCGTCAGTATTACGCTGAGTGCGTTGGTACTGCGAATACGACTCCGACGTATGCGAACCTTAAAGAAGCAATGAACCTCTGTTGGTCGAATCTTGTTCGGGGTATGGATCGTCCGGATCTTATTATCACGGATAATATTCTGTGGACGGCGTACATTGGCGGTCTCCAGGATATTCAGCGGTTTACTTCTACAGATCAGGCTGGTCTTGGGTTCCCATCGCTGAAGTTCATGGATGCGGATGTTGTGCTGGATGGTGGTATCGGCGGCTATGCGGGCGATGCTGAGAATGACGGTAGCCCCATTACTGGCGGAACGATGTATTTCCTTAATACGAATTACATCCACTATCGTCCTCATGCGCAGCGTAACATGGTTCCTCTTTCACCAAATAAGCGGTACGCGGTGAACCAGGACGCTGAGGTGCAGATTCTTGCTTGGGCGGGTAACATGACCTGCTCGGGTCTGCAGTTCCAGGGTCGTGTTGGTAACGCTGCCACCTAATAGGAGTATATCAACATGGCTAATTGGGTTTCACAAGATGTTATCGGCGCGGACATTACCAAAGTCTACACTACTGCAGAGTTCTCGCTTGGAACTCGAATTAAGGCAGTAGATAAGTCTAGTACGGCTTACGGAGTAGGTGAGTTCATCTTCCTTACTGGAGTCGCTTCGACTGCCGTAGGGTCTTGGGTTCACTATAACCAGGATGATCATACTACTGCGCTCACCGTAGCGGATGCTATTGGCCCCGTTGCTGTTGCGATGGCTGCTACTGTCGCCAGTACCTACGGCTGGTATCAGATCTACGGCAAGGCTGTCGGTAAGGTGCTCGCTAGTTTTGCGGATAATGGCAACGTGTATCTTACAGCGACAGCGGGTAGTGTGGATGATGCGGTTGTGGCAGGTGATCGTGTGCAGAATTGTAAGGGCGCTTCTGCAATCGATACACCGTCTACGGGCTTGGCAGAGATGGAAATCAGCTATCCGTTTACGAATAACGCTCTTGCTGATTAGTGTGGTGATAACGAAGGGGGCTTCGGCCCCCTTCTACTTTAAGGGCACGATATGAATGACTTAGCTACTTTAGATGCAGGATTTGATGTTACCCCCAATAGGGACGCGGGCCTCTTTGTCAGTTTCTACTACTACACAGATAAAGACGAAACAGCGAGTAAGCTAGAAGGTCGTCCTGTCTATAAGGATTATGAGTATTTACGGGCGGTTGTTGCGGGAACTCGAGATGTGATTGAACGTCCTGCAACGGCTCAAGATAAGCGTAGATACTATAAACAGTATGAGCAATTCAAACGCCGTGAAGAACAAAAGCCTACTGGATTTCCACTTGCTGAGTGGCCTGGAATTTCACGTTCCCAAGTTGAGGAACTTAAGTTTTTCAATATATTTACGGTGGAACAGCTCGCGTCGGTAACTGATGCACATGGGCAGAAGTTTGTTGCTTTCCAAGCACTTAAGCAGAAGGCACAGGCTTACTTGGATAGCCTTAAGGAACGTGCTCCGTTTGAGCGTGTTCGTGCTGAGTTAGCAGAGCGCGATGCTCAAATTAGGGAATTGCAGGAAACCGTTGCGTTGCTGAAGTCCAAATTAGAAGAGGACGATGAGTAACTTCAATCGCTACATCACCGCTGCGGAAGTTATCCGGGGAACCGCGTATGAATGCGGAATTATACCAGATGCCGATCCATACGCCAGTGAAGATGAAGCACAGATACAGCTACAGCATCACTTAAATACTGCTGGTCGGGAATTAATTTCGGCACATCAGTGGCAACGATTGATTAAAGAAGGTTCTATTACAGTAAATTACGGGGATAGCGGTTCTTACGCTATCCCCGAAGATTTTGATCGGTTTGTAAACGAAAGTCAGTGGAATCGTACGACGACGTTCCCTCTTGAGGGACCTTGGAGTCCGCAACAATGGCAGTTCGCACAGGCTGAAGGTATTACCTCCACACCGAATACTGCTTTCCGGCTGCAAGGTGATTACATCAAGGTCTACCCCACTCCCCCTGCGTCTGGTACGAATCCCTACGCTACTATCTATTATGAATATGTTTCTCGTGGATGGGTGTACGCTCCGTCCAATACGCAATACTATGATTACGTTGCACATACAGACGATCTAGTATTGTATGACTCAATGATGATCATTAAGATGCTCAAACTTCGCTTTTTATCAGCTAAGGGATTTGATACGACTACGGCGGCGGCGGAGTTTACGGCGGCGTTTAATCGAGTAACAGGTCGAGATGTACCCGCAAGATCTATTAGCATCGTGCAGAAGTACAGTTTCCCCTATATTGATCCTGAGTACGTTACGGGGATCAATCAGTGAGTCTAGCTGCCGTCGCTGAGCAGAGAACGACGGCTGTCTCCATACCCGCTCCGTTGGGTGGGATTAATGCGTTGGATTCTCTTGTTGGGATGTCTCCCAACGAAGCTATTCGTATCTATAACTATATTCCTCGTGAATACGGACTTGAAGTACGTCCCGGTTACGACGAAGTAGCCCACGGATTTACTGCTGCATCTACCCAAGTAAGGACTATAATTCCTTTTCACGGTACTGTAGAGGCTGGTACTCAGGATTATCTATTTGCTGCTACCCAAGAGGGTATCTATAATATCACTACCCCCATCGCCCAAGAATCTGATGGGTACGACCTAACGCCTGCGACTGCGCTCACTTTTACGACTAAGACTGGAAATGCGGGGTACTGTTCCTATACTACCTTTACGACGCCGGGAGGTAAGTATCTTCTGGTGTGTGATGAGGTCAATGGCCTCTACATTTTTGATCCCTCCGCTCCGGCGGGGGTATATTGGCGGAAGATTACTCGTGGAACGTCAGCGTACCCCGGAGCCAGCCCTCTTGCCTGTATTCAGGAAGATGCGACAGTAACGACCCAGATTGACCCTACCAAATTTGTCTATGTTACAGTGTGGAAGAATCGGGTTTGGTTTATTGAACGAGACTCTAGTTACGTCTGGTATCTCCCTGTAAGTCAGTTCGTTACTGGAGCGTCTGCTGCTGCGAAACTCATTCAGTTCGGTAATAAGTTCCGTCAGGGTGGATTTATGTCCACCCTCCATAACTACACACTAGATGCAGGTTCTGGCATTGACGATTATCTCGTCGGTGTTAGCTCAATGGGTGATGTGGTTGTGTATCAAGGATTTGATCCTGACGCAATAACATCGGATCCCGCCTCGTTTAATCTAGTGGGTGTCTGGACTATCGGTAAAGTGCCGAAAGGTCGCCGATATGCTTGTGAGTCAGGAGGTGATCTATATCTCTTGTGCAGTTATGGAGTCTTATCTGTTGGACAACTTCTTAAGGGTATAGATCCTGGAGTTCGTCCTGCATACATTACCGGAAAGATTACGAACTATTTATATCAAGACTTAGTTGCTAAGATTAATCAAGTAGGTTGGCAGCTTACCAACTTTGAATCCCTAGGTATCATCATTATTTCTGTCCCCAAGACTGAAGTCGGTGGGGTTTATGGACAGTATATAATGAGTACGTCTACTCGCGCGTGGGCGCAGTGGACTGGAGTACCTATGCGATGTATGGCTGTTTGGAAAGATTCCCTATACATCGGCACCGATGAGCGTATTTCTGGTAAAAAAGGTGGGGTCTACAAACTCACTGGACATAGTGATGATGAACAGACGGAGCAGAGTGGGGAACGTATAACGTCACTTATCCTTATGTCGTACCAAGGTGGCGAATCCGCAGGTGCGAATAAGCGAATTCATTTTATTCGTCCCTATTTCTTGTCACGAGACAGACCACTATTTAAGGTTAGAGCAAGATACGACTTCGATATAGACGATTATCTAGAGGTAGTGTCTGGGTATGTAGATCCCCCGAACTATTCCATATGGGGTACAGCGACTTGGGGTGATGCTCAATGGGGAGAAGGTTCTAATTTCCCATATTCCAAACTCGCAGGTGCGGCTGGAATGGGCAAGTTCCTCAGTATCGCACTTCACACGACAACCCATTCCCAGACTTCTTTGGTCGGGTTCGTCGCTATGGTAGATCAAGGAGGGCTGTTGTGAAGTTTGTCGCTCTCCAGGCCAAGCATTGGAATTGGATCGCTGAGCGGGCCAAGCCGTCCCTTTGCGAAGATACTAAAGGAGTCGTTGCTGAAGATGACTTTGGAAAGATTTTGGCGGCGGCTGTTTTTGATAGTTGGTCATATAATGCGTGTAGTGTCCATATTGCTATTGATAGCCCTATGGTGCTCCGTCACGGTTTTGTGGATGCTCTTAAGGATTATGTATTCAATCAGTCGGGGAGAAAGATGGTCCTCGGGTTTACCCCCGCTGATAATAAAAGAGCACTCAAATTCAACAACCACGTCGGTATGAAAGAGATCTACCGTCTTAAGGACGGCTACAAGGATGGAGTGGATTTTGTGGTTACACAGATGACTAAGGATGACGCATATGGGTCTCGGTAAATTCGTTAAGCGGGCGGTAAAGAAGGTTGGTAATGTAACGAAACGTACTGTCGGCGGAGTACTAGACCCCCTTAACATTACTGGACATGGCGGTGCTCATTATCTTAATAATCGCGGTGGCCCTGGAATGTTGGGCCTAAAGAGAATGAAATACCCGCAGCAGACTGTACTTGCTGACCAGATTAGACAGCTGTATCCGGAACCGGGTAATCTGCAGGCTCCGGTACAGACTGCACCCCTTCAAGTTCCCCAGTGGCCGTTCCAGAATACGATGGAACCGCCACCCCCTCTGCCACAGGCGAACCCGATGCAGCAATATAAGTGGAATCAACTTCCACAGAAGCAGTCATATAATCCAACCCCGCAACTTCCTAAGATGAAAGTTCCGGGGATGTTTGGAGGAATGTAATGGGTGGTAAATCAGCACCTTCAGCTCCAGACTATACTCAAGCTGCTGAGCAGATGGGTAAATCTGGGCGTGAAGTTATTGAACAGCAGACTTGGGCTAACCGCCCGACGCAGCTTACTCCATTCGGTAAGTCTGAGTGGTCTTCTACACCTCAGTGGGATCCTGTCACTGGGCAGTATCTTAATAAGTGGACGCAGAGTACTCAACTTACTCCGGATGCGCAGAATGCTCTGTCGTCTCAGTTGCGGTTGCAGCGGGATCGTTCTCGTCTTGGCGAACAGTTGACCGGACGACTTCAGCAGGACTTTGCGAATCCAGCCGATTGGGGCAACCTCCCCGCTGCCGGTGCTTCCGTAAGTGCTCCTGAATATGGTAACTTGGAAGACTTCCGTACTCGTCAGGAGAATGCGCTGTACGGACGTGCAGCTTCACGACTTGACCCGATGTGGCAGCAGCGTGAAGAGCAGCAGCGCACCCGTCTGGCGAACATGGGGCTGAATATTGGCGATTCTCCATACAGTCAGGCTATGGCTGATATGGGGCGTGATCGTAATGACGCTTATAATCAAGCTATCTTCGGTGCGATTACTGGCGGCGGCGCGGAGATGGCTAACCAGATTGGTATGGGTGGGCAGATTCAAGGTCAGCAGCAAGGTAGTTCAGCTTACCAGAATCAACTCCGCCAGCAGGCTATTGCTGAAATGATGCAACAGCGGGGTATGAACCTGAATGAGATCAATGCGATCATGGCTGGTCAGCAGGTCGCACTTCCCGGTATGCCTAGCTTCCAGGGAGCGGGGGCTGCTCAGCCGACTAATTACCTCGGCGCTGCCCAGATGACTGGACAATCAGCACTTGATAAGTTTAACGCCGAACAGGCCGCTCTACAGGGTATGATCTCTGGAATCGGTCAAATTCCCGGAATGTTTGCAGGAGTCTAACGATGCCGTGGTCTAATGGTGAACCCAATATAAACGAACGTATTGCGGGCTTACTCCGTTCTATGTGGGATTACGAAGGTCCGGGGTCGTATTCAAAGATGAAACCCAAGACTACTCCACGGATGCCGGGGTATCGCCCCGTGGCCGCGACTTTACCTAATCCTTCACCTCCTCAATTGGGGGGAGTAGATACGAGCTATGGGGTAGTTGGAACAGGTGTAGAGACTCCAAAATCCCCCACGGGGGTTATTGGAGCGACGACAGCTCCCCCTGTTTCCCAAGCTCCTACAGGGCAGGTTGAGACTGACCCCATGTCTGCCTATCTTCAGGCGATGGGTAGCAATATCGGCGAACTAGGTGCTCTGGAAGATGAGCAGGCGGCTAACGAGGATATTATCGCGCAGGCGCAGAAGGATATTGAGACTCAGTTCCCTGAAGGTCGTCAGGCGGGTCGAGTCTATGTAGCTGCCAATCCTCTTGAAGCTCTTGCTGCGGGCATTCGTCAGTATCGTGGGTACGACGAACGAAAGAAAGGGCGGGAATCCCGGGAGGGTATTCGTACTCGGCGTAAGGAAGAGCGGAATAAGTTTGGGGATTTACTGGCTAAGATCCTTCGTGGTGAAGACCCTACGGCTGAGCAACCTTCTACTGGGTTTGGAGGGTATCGTGGCCGACTTTAATGATCTAGTTTTCGGCAGCCTTTCTCCTGAACAGCAAGCTGCGATTGCGGGCAAGCTCCGCAATCGCGAAGCTCTGGGTATGCTGATGAGCATGACTGGTGATCGGGCGCTTGCCCCTGCCGGACAACAACTTTTCCAGAATGTCAGTGCTCAGCGTCAGCAGGGCATTAATCGCCAGTATTACCTTGAGCAGATGAAGCAGGCGCAGTTGGATCGTGAAAGTCGTGATAAGCACTATCGCGCCATGGAGGGTCTCCAGGGTAAACAGATTGAAGCTACCCTTGCCGGTCGCCTTGGATCTAGACGTACTCACATCCCTGTTGCTTGGCAGAAGCAGGTGCAGGAAGGGCTGGATATGACTAAAGCCCTGAATGATCTTAGAAGTAGGTTTAAGCCTGAGTGGGCTAGTAAGATTCCTGGTTCGGGTACTTTTAGACAGTGGTCTGCTCGGTACGCGCCCATGCTTACGAACAAAGAAAATATTGAGTTCCAGAAATGGCGGCGTGACTTTGAAGATTTTTATGAAACGAAGTATCGGCACTCTATTTATGGTGGCGCGCTGACTGGCCCTGAGATTTCTCGTTGGGAAGGTATTACTCTTGGGAAAGACGCTACCCCAGAACAGGTGGATGCTTTTTTCAGTACTCTTATTCAACGAACTGAACCTAAGCTAAAGTCAGACCTCAATGCTTATGCGGAGCAGTTTGGCCCCGACGCAGTTCAGGGTCTCCTTGAGCCGTATGTGGCTGAGGGTATGCCCGAGGATGAAAATCCCCAAGCTCCCACTTCATACGAGCTGATAGACGAATGAAGATTAAACTTCCAAATGGCGCAGTCATTCGGGTCAAAGAGGGGTTCACCCCCCAACAGGCCGCGAATGATTATATGCGGGATTACAAGGCTCGTAATGCCGCTAATATCGCTAAGGAACAGGAAAGTTACGACCCCACTATAGGGATGGGGACTGGTGAGCGCCTCCGGGCGGGGGTGGGACGGGGGTTATCACACCTCGCCCGAGGCGCTGCCAATGTGACGGGTCTAATGAGCGATGAGGACTACAACGCTGCCCGTGAACTAGATAAGCCCCTAATGGATACGACTGAGGGAGCTATTGGGGATTTCATTGGGCAGACCGCCGCAACCGCGCCGGTAACTATGGGTGTAGGAGCGCTCGCAGGCGCAGCAGGGAGGGCTTTACCGCTCGCTACACGGGGGGCCGCTACCCTTGTACCTATGTTGCGAGGTGTACTCCCTAACGCATTAGGCGGGGCCGTGGGTGGCGCTCTAAGTGCTGGTCCTGGGGATAGGGGTTCAGCCGCTGCTCTCGGTGCCGGTATCGGCGGCCTAACGACTGGACTAGTCAATGCTCTTGGTAAGGCGGGAACGGGCCTTGCCAGCCGATCTGATGAGTTTATTCAGTTTAGGGATCAATACGCCCCCGGCCTACATATCCCTCTTGGACGGAGTGCGAAACCTGGATGGATACGAAAAGTCTACGGTGCGTTAGCCGATACACTTGGGTCGTCTCCCGCAATTCAAGCTCAAGAAGAGGCAGGACAGGCAGTTGTCCGCCGAATCGCTGGCGAAGTGGGCGCTCCGCACGTTGCTATTCAGGCTTTAAAGAACGCAGGACGGGCTATCCCCGACATTAACGATAACCCGCAAGTTTGGAGTGATACCATTGAAGAAGGTATCAACCTTATTCGCCGGAAAGTGACGGATAAGGCTATCAGTTTGAAGGGCCAAGCATTTGACCGCGAAGTTGGGGCTGTTCTGCGATCCATCAAAGACCCACAGGTAGCTACGAGATTTCGTAGACTTCTTGGGGATGTAGTTCGCAGTAATAGCGGAGCAAAGGTTATCCGTGGAGATACCCTAGTTGACCTGTACACCGAGTTGAAGGCTCTAAGGAATTCATTTGGTGGAACTGCTGGCTTTAGAGGTCAGCAAGTCCAGAAGTTGATGGATTCTATAAAGGGTATGACGACTAAGTACCGTCATCCTAGTATGGGCAAGCCAGATGACTGGAAGGATATGTGGCAGCTCGTTGATGATGAATGGGGCGAGTGGGCCGTCACCCGTGGAGCGATTGCAGATGCTAAGAGTCAGTTCGGTAAGTTTACTCCGCGAAATCTCGTAGCCAATATTCAAGGATCTGATTCTACGATAGCGGGTAATCAGGCACCTATGCAGCGATTTGCTACTCTTGCCGAGCAAGCCGTGGGCGAAAATCCTGGCGGTATTCTGGGCGGGTACAAGACTACGATTGGTACTGGTCTCCCCCTTGGTTCGGTGGGAGCGACGGCGTGGCTTGCCGGAGGTCCAGCGGCTGCGAAACTCGCAGGGTTAGGGTATGGAGCTTTGAAACTTGCAGGAACTGAAAAGTTCCAACGAGCACTTGTTGGCGAACTTGGCGGACAGAAAGCTCTTGCCGAAGCTATCCGTAAAAACCCGCAATTACTTCAACAAATCGCAGCCGGTCTAACCGCTGCTGAAATTCCGGAGAACTAGAATGCCTCGTGGTGCAGGAAATGATTTTGCTTGGGGTTCCATTGGTAATTGGGCGGGGCCTCTTGCGGCGGATACGTTCCAAATTACGGAATGGAATACGCTACGTGACGATATAGCCGCGACGTTGGCACAGTCGTTTCGACACGACGGTTCGGGAACGATGACCGGACAGTTTAAAGCGTTAGCGGGGAGTGCTGCTAATCCCGGAATTACATTTGCTACGGATACGAATACTGGACTCTATAGCATAGCTGGAGACCAACTTGGTATATCTGCTGGAGGTACGCTCGTAGCGACAGCTACTACTTCAGGAGTAGAATTTCCTCAGGCGGTTACTAGCTCAAATGTTAATCTAGCCATATCCGGAGTTGGGGGACTTACGTGGACTGCTGTATCTTTCACTACTGCTGGTTCCTATGCTAAGGTTACTGGTTCAGGTATTTCTGGAAATCCTTACCAAGTAAATGAAGATTATGGCAATAACCTACTTAGAGTTCTTAAACCCGCCACGTATAATGTTCAGGTCACTGGAGTAGTTACGAAAACCACTACAGGTAGAGTAGATTTACGAGTCTATAAAAACGGAACATCTATTGTTCCGATTGTAAATCAAATGTACGCCAATATCGCCACTACAGGAGACTATTCGGCATTTTGTGCATCCGGAATTATAGCTATGGCAACGAATGATTACTTCGAATTATTCGCTAATATATCTAGTGGTGCAGGAACGGCGACCATTACAGGGTCTATGTTTGCATATAGGAGCGCACTGTAATGGCTTTCCGGTCTAGATATTTCAAGTCCATTGCCAGTGCAGGCACGGGGAACTTTTGGGGATATAAAAGTGATGATTCCCTAGCATCCGCGTCTGCTACTGGTTATTTCAATGATTCTGTTGCTAACCTTAATCTTGGCGACATTATTAATATCACGGTAGTTACGAATCTTGATCTGGAAACAGAAGCATACGCGGATTCTGGAGAATACGTCGTTACTGCATTGTCCCCCAATGTTACGATTGCCACTACCAATCCGGCGGGTGGGTTAGTTTACGCGATTACTGATGAAGAAACTGCGCTGAGTATTACCCCCGATGCCTATGAGTACCCCCCTGCGGATTTTCGCAGGTACGGTGGTGTAGGAAATGGGAGCACTGACGACACCACGGCAGTACAGACGGCGTTTAATGTCTCTGCGGAGAGTGTTGGAAAATGGCCGGTTATCTGCGCTGGTGGAAATTACAAGATCACTACGCAGATATACGTCGCCTATGTAAATAGTGCCGATTATGATAGTGGTAATAATCCGGTTACGGTTAACTTGTTTTGCGAACCGGGATCCTCCATTGTAAGTTATGTCACTGGCACGGTCGGGGGTATAAATAATCTTGGGTACGCGATTGTAATAGACGGTATGCGTGGCGGTCAGTGGGAAGGGTTAAAGGTTGACTTTATTAATGGAACGGCGGGGGTTTTACTTCAAGCATCTACCGCTTCTTCTACCAACAATCGGTTTATCAACTGTCAGTTCGTGGGCGGTACGACCCTTGCTAATCGCTATACGGCGACTAAGATTGGATTTGGTCTCCTTGCTGGAGATGACGGTACAGATTTTGTTAACGCTAGAAACCACTTCGAAAGTCCTGCGTTTGATAGTATGTACGCGGGGATCTACCATATCCCCATTAGTGGAACAAATAATTGGGAACAGCCGTTCAATATTTCTGTCAACAATGGAAATTGGACACGAGTTCGCTACGGTATAATGGCTGAAACAGGGCATGGCAGTCTTTCTGGATTTCATAACGACAGTTACACGAATTGTTATTTTGGTAGATCTTCGTGGGAATATACGCTAGGTACTGAGTGGACTGCACTACTGTATGCCGAGAATCAGTGTCGCGGGGTTACACTGACAGGGTTCATCGGTGATGATTCTGTAGAGTACCCTACAGACGATATACCTGTTGGAGCTCAACCTCCAGAACCATTTGTTTGTTTGGCAGATGCGAGTTATTGCTTTTTCAACGTAAAATCAAATACCTATGTTTATTCTGGTGCTGTGTCCCGGTCGTCTAATTCGGCGGACTGGGGTGGGACGGGTGTGGCGGTTACGGGAATTAGCGGGTTTAATTCTAGCAGCGGGGAGTTTATAGATGGACTTCGGTACTTAAACTCTTGCGATACAGATACTGATGAATCTATTTCTTTATTCTACGGCAATACTAAAAATCCAGCTCCTGCGTTAGAGGTCTTTGGCAGTGCCGCCGGAGTAGTTCGCCCTTATGTAAAGATAGGTATTAAATCCGCTGGTACGGACGTCTTGATAGAGGGTGGAAGCGATTCTACCAATATAGATATTCAGCCTGTCTCGGCGGGGAATAATGTAATTCTCGGGGACGGGGCGTGGAATGGTAAGCACGTCCAGTTCGGTACGATCCACCTGTGGGTGGATTCGTCTAACCGACTGCGAATTAAGACCAGCGCCCCTTCCAGCGATACTGATGGAACTATTGTAGGGACTCAAACTTAAGGAATATTTATGTCTACTTCTCATTTGATGTTTGGAAGTCAAATCGTACCTATCGTGCAGGCGGGGAATCCAACTTATAATCCCCCTCTTCGAGGATTACTCGTTTGTGCCATTGGGGATGTTGAAGTTATAGTGGGGGGAGTAACTGCGCTTATTCCTATAGACACAGCCCCATTTATTATCCCATTTTATATTAATGGTATAAATGGAACGAATACGACTGTGGCGGATGCTGACCTTTGGGGAATTCGGTAAATGTTAGGTCTTGGGGCTAATATCTGGGGAAATTCCTTTGGCCGTGTCGGGGCGGCGGCTTATCCAGAACATACGCGAGTTATCATTGACGGTAACTCCGATGCAATGTCTATTGCGAATAATCCATTCGGTACTAATGTTGAATATTTTTCAGCAGCTTTTTGGATAGACCCTGCTTTTTTGAATGTTGGCTCTCAAACTATTTTTCACGCAGCTACGACAGCTCGAATCTACATCCCTGCGAGTAGTTCTGGTGTAGCTGTGAGCTTTGCTGGAGTCAATGGACCGGCGCTCACTACTCCGACACAGAATTTACTTCTTGAACAACCGAACTGTATTCAGATAGCCGGAAGATGTGCTGCATCTTCTGGTAATAGCACCATGTCAATCTGGATCAATGGTGTACTATCACAGACAGCAACGGCTTGGGGAAGCGGGGGATTTGCCTTCCAAAACTATAACGCTACTGGCTATCGTATATTCAGCACTATAGGGGCCGCTGCCTACTTCAAGGGCGGTGCTCGACTTGCTTGGATTACCACCGGAGCTACTTCAGCTCACTATATCACCCCGAGCACCTATGATTTCTGGAATGGTGGTACAGCTCGTAATCTTGGGGCTACCGGAAATGCGCCCGGCGTGACACCCATTGTATTCTATGGCGGAACACAGACTTATCTAGGCTGGCAGGCCGGTACTAATCAGGGGTCTGGCAGTAACTGGACCTCGGTCGGTGAAGGGCCAGATATTGATGACACCTCATTTGACTATTACGTCAGTAACACTGTCGGGGTAATTAATGGAAGCGGTAGCGTTATTAATCCGAATAGTGATGTTAACTCTTTTCTTAGCTTACTGAGTCCCGGAGACAGAGTCGGGTTCCGTAGAGGAGAGACATGGACATCCGGCAGTCTACCCATTACACCGAGTATTGACGGTACGTCGGGCAATAGAATTGTATTCGGAGCTTATGGCGTCGGGGCTAAACCGATATTTGACTGTGAACAAACTGCTACGTCTGCATTTGATTGTTCAAATCGAACATACCTACGTTTTGATAATCTCCAAATACAAAATCAAAACCTTACTTCAGGAAGTGACTGGATGAAGTTTGGAGCCGCTGCTGGCTCTGCGGTGCATGATATTGAACTTTATGGGATTGTAGGGGTAGATGCTCGTGGGGATGGAGATGATGGAATCTTCTGTTCGCGAAATGTCAACCTCTACTTAGAGGATTGTTCCTTTACAGGATCAGATAATCACCTCGCTTGTCACCCCAGCGCGGGAAATACGGTAAATATCACTGCATTGAATTGCACCTTCACAGATTCCGGCGGGCTTGCGATTAGCGAAGCGTCTGGCGGTTCGACTGTTGCAACTCTAACTGGATGTACATTTGATGATTGTTTTGCTGCGGCGTCGGTATTGCAGACAGGTAGTTCACTTACTGGAATCAGATGTACATTTATCTCTACAAATGCTTCCTATCTTAGCTACGTTCTTGGCGAAACGGTATTGCTCAGATATTGTTTGATTGATTACACAGGTATGTCCGCAGGAGCATCGAACTTACAATTCTGCGCACCCGGCGCTGGAGATACATTCACAGCCCAGAACTGTACTTTCCTTGGACTTGGAAGTGGAACATCTCGTGGCGATATGTATGCAGACGATGTTACTGGTACACTCACACTTACGAATTGTAACTTCGTACGTTGGTGGAGACTTGGATACAGCATATCTTCATTAGAAACTGCATCATATTGCTATATTGATGGATTAACCGGAAATGGTCTCGATTCAAATACGAATGCTGTAACGACTGCAGGATATTGCAACCTTACCACGGGTAGACCAGATACTAATCTAACTACTACGAATAAGGGAACAAATCTAGGACTTGGCGCGTTGACTGATCTTGCTGGGGATACTGTTACCGTGGCGACTCCCACAAGGGGATGCTACGAGAATGCCTCATGACGGAGTAGGGGATGAATAATGGTAAAGACCATCAAAGACTCGAAGCCGAGCTCCACGCCTTCATTGAACGTAGCGAGGAGCGCAGCTCGAGGCGGGACGAAGCGGAAAAAGCCTACGCAGAAGTCATTGCAAACATCGAGGCTAGACTTGCTGGTATTGAAAAAGAAGCGGCAAGAGCTCCTTCTAAAGCAACCCTCTGGGCGCCAGCCATCGGGACTATTAGCGCGGTTGGCGCGCTTCTCTGGCTTGTCCTCACGTTAAGGGTAAATCCCCTGGATGGGGACGTACATCAGCATGGTTTGGATATACGGGAACTCTCCAGCCTGTTTGGTGCTGTACAGGCGGAAGACCGGGCGCAGAATAAAGAGATTGAGTGGCATAAGGAGTGGATAATATCTCTTCAAAACGCCATGCAGAGACAAGACCAAGCGATTAGTGATCTTCGTGTTAAAGTAGCAAAGGAGCATGACTGATGGAGTTTTTTCAAAAGTTGGATGGCTATAAGACCTACATCGTAGCGATTGCGCTGTTCGTATGGAAGATCGTAAATGGCGACGTAGCAGGTATCGAGCAGACTCTACACGAGGCTGTTCCGTATGCAGCTATGATCATTATGCGGGTCATCACTACCCTTACCACCCTGAAACGCAAGTAATCTGTAGGAGGTGTATAAGATGCCTTGTGGAAGCAAAAAGGGCAAAAGGCCCCCAAAGAAGCGGTAGTTGACGTAAGTGGGCTGCGTATAATGCGTTATAGGCAATCTTTGTAGGGTGGGTAGGGGTAAGGGCAGGGGTACTTTTGCCCACCCTATAACGCATTTAAAACAATGTCATTTAAACTAGGTAAACGAAGTCGTGCGGCGTTGGCCGGGGTACACCCCGATCTTGTTGCGGTTGTAGAACTAGCCATTCTACTTACTCCCATAGACTTTGTAGTTTTGGAAGGTGTTCGTACGCTGGCCCGGCAACAGGAACTCTATGCTCAGGGGGCTACCCGTACTCTTAGATCTCGACACCTTACTGGACACGCTGTAGACATAGGAGCTCTTTACGAAGGTAAGTTGACTTGGAGACCAGAAGTGTACCGCAACCTCGCCCCCTACATTAAGGATGCAGCTAGGCGACTTGGTACTCCGATAGCATGGGGTGGGGATTGGAAGAAATTTATAGATATGCCTCATTGGCAATTACCAGAATGACACGGGGCGGAGCAGGCGACAGTTTCATGCGTCCTGCCCTTGACAGTGACTGTTGTCTGTCTTCGCCCCACCATGCCGATTAGCTATCGGTTTGGCAGAATATTCTTAAAGGTAAAGCGCCACCCACTACGACAGAAGTGGTGGAAAGAGTGGAACGACATGCTCACCGAAGACTCGGTGAAGCTTACCGCCGAGGATGCCGACCGCATTACCCGCAAGGTTCAGAAGGGTGGCGGTAAGATGCGTAAGATGAACCCGAAGCGGCCTATCCCACCTGGATCACTCCGAGGCAAAAAAGCGCCCAAATAATGATAAGAGCCTCGCGGGCATAGACCCAAAGAATAGTCTTCATTTCAGCGCATCCTCGGTGAGCCTCTCGATGCGCCCTTCGTGGTTGATGACGAGTGCCATTGCCTCGGCCTCTGCCATGCGCAGCTTCGCGTTCTCGGCTTCCAGTTCGGCGATGCGCATGAGCAGTTCACGGATGGCCTCGTTAGGGTCTTGAATGTCTATGTCGCTCATTTCACCGCCTCCCTGACCTTGGTGGCCCACTCAACCAACGAAGGATCCTCGTAGCTGTTCGTCCCTTCACCAGAAGAATAGACAGCAGGCTGCGGCATCTGCTCGACCAGTTCAACGAGGGCGAGGGTGCGGCGGATTGTTTTTACCTCTGCCCCATGCTCGTCTGCCCATACCGTCATCAGTATGCGCCCAACGTGGCGCAGGTCATCAGCGAGGCTCATGGGAACAGCCTCCTGCCAATCAGTAGGCCGATGATGAAGAAAACCCCGAATATAAGGAGGGTCGCCTGTAGCTCAGTCATTCGCCTGCTCCCATGCCTCGACGGCGCGCTGGTATTCAGGCAATCGGCAACCATCATGGTGAGGAAAATCCCTGAAGGTCTGCCAACGGCTACCGCAGAATCGGCACTCGTACCCGCTGTTACGTTTGATAAACGGACCCTCCAATAACGCATCGGCAGCGCGGAGGATTTCAGCGATGCGAAGATCGCCAGAAAGTTCTGCCAGTTCCAGCAGCGGGCGCTTGGAAGTCATATCCCCACCAATTTTTCCTGTGAAATTTTCTTTTGCTCTGCAAAAAGTGCCTGCCGCTCACACCCCGGCAGGCTCGGGGTACTAAGGTCGCCCGAAGGCGCACGAGTGAACTTCGTGGTACTACTCATTAGCCTTGGTCTACATAGCGCCTTGTCGGCGCACTACCATCATCTTCTTCGGCCACTAGGCTGATATACTTATCAATCGCGTGGCGGGCCTTGTGAAGATCCTCTACACCACCCTTGTCTTTCCAGCGAAATACCCATTTCGTGATAATATACTGGAAAAAGTCAAACCCAAAGCTCCAGGCGATGTCCCAATGTTGTAATTCCTTACCACAGTACGGACACCCACCCTTGCCTCGGTAGTGGTTTCCACCAATTTGCTTGTCGTTTGGACGTACCATCTTAGATGCCCTTTTTGTTACCTTGCCCATACTACACCGCCCCCTTGTTCAATGCTAGGTCTTTACGTTCGCACCATTCGCGACAGGCTACTCGCCAATCCTGAGCATGGATTTCTTCCAATATGGAAAGATAGGGTTCTTTCATCTTACGTTTCTGCCACGCCCTATAGATTGGTCCCGCGACGTTAGCCATCCATTCTGTTCGGTAGCTGGGAAGAGTAGATTCATGAAGAAAATCACTACAATCATCGGCTAGGTCGTCGTAACTTTCTCCGCCCGTGAGTAGGGGAGAAGTTGAATAATCGTAGTATCGGGGGGCGGCTATACTTTCTAAATAGTGCCAGTGATGCTCATATATGTGGAGGTTATTCGTCATCACAGTATAGACCCCTATCTCTGCCCCAACTTCCAAAGCTACCAGTTCGTGGAGTAGAGTCATATGGACGACATTCGCCCCGAGCATCCCCCATATAAGGTCATTAGAGCGGTTACATACCGTCATATTTAACTTCCCATTAACGATGCGGAAGTAGATATGGGTATTGCAGGGATGATCATTAGCCCACGTTTCACAGTCCAGGTCTGCATCCCACATCGCGATTACGGCTTTTCGATCATATGGGTTTGCCTGTAATTTAGATATGGTAATTGCGATTTGATCTCGGTTAAATGCGTATCGCCACCGCCAGCCGTAGGCTCCATGGATACTTCCCTTGTCGGCGTACTCTTGCATCCGTCTATTGAATTGTGAAATCCACCCCGCACCTGCGGAGCCTGCAAGCATCCATACAAATTCCATAACATGGAAGAACGGGTTAGCGTCTCGAGCCTCATTAAATAGCACCCGTTCAATCGGGTTGTAGATACTGAGGATTACTGGCTCCTGAATTGTGATAACTGCCCCATTTCGACTTCGCTCCTTATTGCCGTGAGCCTTTATCTTCCAAAGGCATTCGTGGTACGCTTCTTCTGCATTTCGGGCATTAATTGTGACGGCCATTATACTTCCTCTTACTGCGCCCTGTACCGAATTTGACTCGCATATACTTATCAAACTCACACAGACAATTCTGCAAATCTTGGTTGCAGATATTTATCTCTAATTTACCTGCAATATCGTGCCGTATTCTGTCAATCCCGTCCTTAAAGTTCCGCACGGGGCCGCTGAAATACCACTGCATCCCCCGTATGCTCCCCGGCCCCGGTGCTACGAAACCCCACCAATCTGTGGCTTTCGCAAGAGGATGGAAACAGGTGTTCTTTAAGTCCGCGACGACCTGCGCCGCCATGAAGTCACCAAACCCTTCTAGCGTTTTAAATGCGCTGTGGTACGCTTGGCAGGTGGGGGGCAAGCCTACCATTGGTAGCACCTTAGAAGCGGCCTGTAGCACGTTTAAAAGGTACTCGAGCTTATCCATACGCTGGCCGTGGGTAGTTACAACGTAGGCATTTCCCCAGAAGGGTTTTAGGGTTCTAGCGGCGTAGTGGACATTTTCTAACCCACCACAATCCCAAAATATAGTGTCTGGATATCCTATCTTTTTTAGTGATTCTGGTCTATTAATTAACCGAGCCATTACCATCGCGAATTCGTAGTTCTTATCGTCCACCAACCAATTCGCGCGGAGCCAGCGGGTGACACGGTCATCCTCCCGCCGCACGTTACAGAAATATGTCTCCTGGAATACCGGGTCGTCACTCCACGGTTTCGGTAGCCCCGCTTCTTTCTTCTTGCGAATGCTCTCCCTCTCGTTGATCCAATAGACGAACATTCCTCGCGGATTTATATGCTGACTTCCAGCCGATTCTAACATCAGTACGCTCCTTCCCACCCCATGCTTTCTTAGTTTGTTTCTTGACTACAGTAACAAATCCGGGATGTAGTTCTGCAAGCCTGTTCGCCGCTGCCGCCTGTACTTCATCCGTACGTATCAGCGAACAGCCGCCGTCCGTATTGCTACCATTCTGGTTATGTACTATCCAGTTAAGTACGCGATTGGGGTAGCCTTTCCGTAATAATTGCAGCGTTACATCAAAGTCTTGCATTACAGGCACCCGGTCAAACCGAATATCCTGGTCTACCAGTACGTCAGCGCGGTAGGCCATGATACGGGTCATGCGGACGCACTCGTCGTATTCATCTGTATTGTAGTTCGCCCCTTCGCGGCCACTAACGCCGACATGGACGTAATTATCTAGTTGTGCGTTTATGTCCGCAAACATGGTGAGAATCTCACCACGCCCAGACTCTACAAATTTAGTCGGGTCGTCCCTGCGCCTAGTAGCGAATACTAGGTCATCATCCAGCATACAGATTCGTGGGCCAAAATTCTCTACAACCCATTGACACTTATCTGCGATCCCCGTAACGCTTCGTGGGGAATTAACGTGTCTACATTCGCGATTTATCTTTGGTTCCCCATGTTGAGAAACGACGATAACCTTTTTCTGTATTTCTGGAGGTAGATGATCAAAGGTTGTTTGACGATTAGGACGGCCACGGGTTAGAATTAATATTTCCATGGTACTCCTCTTGGTAAGTTTATCTCCTATAAGGAGATAAAGTGCCCTAGGACATTTCGCCTCCGGGGCCAGAGGGGGGCTAAGTTTCCACACTCAGCCCATGCTTGGGGGTATCCTGTCCCTTTGCCGTGGGTCTAACCGGAGACCATCCGGCACGGCTCTCGCATACCTTTACCCGACCTGGATACGCTTACGGGCGATGTCGTAGGCGATGTCGCCATAGGTGCCGCCCTTAGACAGAAACTCACCAACGGTCTTGCTGGTGAAGTAGTGCTGGAAGCGCTCAAAGGACTTGCTACCGGCCTTCTTGGGGTTCTCAGTGACCAGCAGCTTCAGCGAAGCTTCCTTCGGGTACAGCGCGGCAAAGCTAGAACGATTCGCAGCGCCTTCCTTCTTGGGCTTCGGCTCCTTGGGGGCCTTCTGCGCCTTGGCGTCTTTGTTGGACGGAGGGGTAATGTTTTGAACGTTTGCTTCAGGCATTTTAGATGCTCCTAGTGGTTTGTTATGGCTAGATAGTCCCCTACCTAGCGTTTGCGTAAAATAGCACAAGACTTTTTCGGTTGCAATACTCAATGCAAATCTTTTTTGTCTGCAACGATCTGGTAAACCATGTCAGGAGGAAGCATATCAATAAACTGATCGATAGGCATTCCTATCATTATACTATGTTCTTCGTCTGGCAGTCCTAGCAACCTAAATTCCGCTCTAGCCCTTTCACTTTTGATGTGTACCCATATTTCCTGTTCCTCGTTCATTGTTATCAACATATCTATTTCCATCACCCCGCCTTTACTGGTACAGGGGCCAGTGTACCAGCCCGGTGCCTCGCGATAGCTTCATTTATTTGCGCTTGAGTCTTATCTTTGAGTTTAAGGACGGAGGCTACGTCTTCGTCTTTTGTATCCCTCGCTACTATATGGTAGATATAAACGTGCTCATTCTTTTGACCTTGTCTATATACTCGTCGAATAGCTTGATCGTAGTGCTCGTAGTTCCATGGGATACCAAACCATACGACGTGATGGCACGAGCCTTGAAGATTAAGGCCATGCCCCATGGAAGCGGGATGGCCCAATAATACAGGTATCTGTCCCGTGTTAAATCGTAAGATAATGTTCTCAAGGGTTTGAATAGGCGTACCGGAACTAATTGTCTGTGCGTCCGGAAATCGTCGTTGCAGTCTCTCCAAATCATGACGAAATTCGTAAAGGACGAGCGTAGGTTTGCCGGATAGTTCTTCAAGTAAGTCTTCAAGCGCATCCAGTTTTTCCTCATGAAGTATAGTGTAAGTTCCATCCTCAAGATATACTGCTCCGTTCGCTATTTGCCGACACTTACCCCCGGCGACCGCGCTATTCGCGGCGACTATATCCCCCGCGTCTAGCATAGCAATGAAACTATTTTCTATATCCCCATACACTTGTTTCGCTTTGGGGGGCAGGTCTATATAGATGTTAGTCTCTATAAGTTCCGGCATTTTAAGGTAGTCCTCAGCATTTAACTGATAGACTAAAGGGGCAATTCTATCTGTGATTTCTCTAAAGGCTCCGGGGCGGAGGATCCATTCGTAGTTGCTGTACCCTCGGTAGAAGTATTCGTTGCGGAAGTGGGTGACGTACTTTCCAAGAGCCCTGCCCATGTCGAGGATGAATATCTGTCCAAACAAGTCAGCAATTCCGTTAGGCGCTGGCGTACCTGTGAGTATCCATCGTCTTTTAAATCGCTTGACATGAGGTCTAAGTGCCTTAAATCGTTTAGTGCCAGAATCTTTAAATTTAGTTGATTCGTCAATACAAAGTACATCGAAATCCTGTAGCTTATATCTAGCATCTTGTTCGTTAAGGAGCCAGACAAGTCCTTCTGGGTTGATGATATAGATGTCTGCGTCGGCACGGATAGCTGCCTCCTTGTTGGGGCCGTGAACAATGACGTAGGTTAGTTCCTTAAAGTTTTCCCACTTCTCAATCTCAGTAGGCCAGACTGCGTAACAGGGACGCAGCGGGGCAATAATCAGCATTTTATGCGCATAACCCTTCTGCTTCAATATCTTGAATCCTGACAGACATATAGACGTTTTGCCTAGTCCTGGATCAAGAAATAGCCCCACGCTCCCCTGACTCAGCATCAATTTTAATGCAGAAAGCTGGTACTCGTGGGGAATCCACTCTTGTTTCGTCAACATGGGTGTCTAGAATTGCCTTTCCGTGTTCTACTGTATCAATCGGCCCATAGGCGTAGCATCCCCGTGAAAGTAGCTGCCACAAGCGATACGCTTGTAGACGTTTAAGGCGCTCCGCTGGCCGTTTAAATTCGATATATACATGGACTCCATACTGGTTGATGAATAGTCTATCGGGCCAGCCGCGCTGTCCATCGGGGGTAAACTTAAGAATGAGCCAACCAGTTTTCTCAGCGTGTTCACAAACTTTCTTCTCCCTAGCCCATTCACTAGAATTCACAGGGGCCTCCTGCGCCCCGCGAGAAGGGGCAACGATCACAAGCTACGCTCGGCATCGCTGTAAAGTCTGTATCCTCCCGCACTTTCGTAAATCGCCGCTTCCAAGTATCCTTCATAAACTCGGCGAAATCGCGGGTGTACTTCTCGCCCTTGTTGGATTTTTGATCTAGATATATGTTCGTAACATGAACATCCTTAACCTCGGGGTGCTGACACATCCCTGCCGTAGCGTACAGGAATCGTTGGAGTACATGGTCATCGTACTCCTTCCCCGTCTTAAGTTCGAATATATGAACGTGGTCGGGCTGCGGGGGCATGATGATATCTATCACGCCCCGCACCATCGCATTAGGGTCGTCAAATTCTGTCGGCTGCCAATCGTCTGTAAAGGCAAACTTCTCCTCCGCCTTGGCCCCCAGACTTTTCAACTTTTCGAAGTAGTTGACGTAGTAATCGTGGATTACATCGTGGAGTCTATCCGCAGTTCCCTTAAGGAATTGCTCTACAGAATCATGGATCATAGTACCCCTAGACATAGCTGCGGACTTGGGGGTCGGCAGCTTGTCCAGATAACGGTACTTATACTGACGGGGACACTTATCGTAAGTTGACCACTTGCTGTAAGATAGTACAGTCACTTAGTTCTCTTTTCAACGTAAAAGGTCTGCTTCCACAGGCGCAGATGTACCCGCCATTCTTTACCGAAGTGTACAGTGAATCCTATACAGGGGACTTCACTTTTTGCCTTTCCAAAGATCATAGAGATCACTCCCCATAGTGTACCCCAACACGAGACCAATGAAAATCCATTGAAGTACGTCTTCCATTATTGCTCCCTCGTAATTTTACCTATTTCTGGATTACAGTTACACGTTCCCTTATTATTGAGGAAAGCACACCATGGATCGTGAAGCACCTCCACATGGTGAACCCCCGGTGCGATGTTTTCTTCAAACTTTCGCATTAGGATCTTCATGTAATTATGCAAATCTGGGCTTGGTTTCTGCTTGTGGTCTTTAATCATTTTGCCTCCCACCAGGAATTTCCTACTGCGCCTGCCGACTTCATCGGGCAGTCAAACAGGTCTTGGTCCATAGATACCCGCAACACTTCCATCTCCCGTTCTGTCATATCCTCCGGCACTGACGCATTTATTTCGTCATGTACCGTAGCGAGAAATATGGTGTCGCTGTCCTTTACTTCGTACCAGTCATTAAGGCACTGTTTCGTTTGGTCAGCCGAGCTGCCTTGAATGAGGTAGTTCAACAACTTGTATTCGAACGACCTGTACTTCCCGTTTACCATCTTAGGCGGTTCGGCATGGTAGTGCCGTCCACCCCATGTTGTGATACCAGCCCCCGACCGGCCAGCCGCCGACGTACCTCTCTGTAGATCCCCTACTCCGGGGAATGCTGCAAGATAGGCATTCTTAATCTCGTAGCCTTCCTGCAAACTTACCCCGAGGCTGTCAGCAATCTTTTGCCCACCAGCTCCGTAAATAACAGAGAAAGCAGTAATCTTGACAGCCTTACGTTCGTAGGTCTTGCCAGTCTTCTGGCGGATTAACTCTTGAGCGTATGCGTGTGGATCTAGGTCTGGGTTTTCCTTATACGCCGCAAGAAGGATATCATCCTCAAAATGTGCGAGGACTCTAACTTCTTGACCGGAGAAATCTCGCATAATCCACTTGTGACCTTCTTCTGGTAGAAGGTATTTTCGCATTTCTGGTATTGGCGAGAACCCTTCCGGCGGCGGTGGTGGCGGTTCCTTAGGGGGGTTTTGGAAATTCGGGTGGTCACTACTTAGTCTCCCTGTTCGCGTACCCTTACTATATCCGGGTTGCTCCTCACCGCGCACTTGGTTCCAATTTGTGTGAAGTCTGTTATCGGCGCGAGAGAATTCCAACCACGGTTCCATAAAGGTGCCGACTATGGTCTCGAGAGTACCTCGGTACACCAATATCTCGAGTAGTTCTTTATCGGGCAAGGTCGCCAGCAGATTCTTCTTGCTAGTGCTGTCCCGACCCGTGGGGGTCTTCTTAAACTCCGTCATTACTCCCGAGGACTTAAGCGCCGCCGCGAGCTGCGAACCACTTCCAGGGTTTAGTCCCGGTGCATTAAGTCTCTGTCGTATGAGCTCGTCCACTCCTTGTAAAGCGGCTCTGGCTTGCTCTGTATCCATTTCAAGCGCCGCACGGTCAACTCGTATCCCATGTCTTGAGGATTCCGTAAGTATCGGCGCAAGGCGTCTCTCACGGTCATAGGCGGCAGTAGGTGTAGAGGGGGAGAGAGCGGCATAAAGCCCATGAGTGCGGAGTACATCCCCCACCGCATACTTTGATACCAACTCAAACGGTGCCTTCGATATATAGCCTCCCCAATTCGTCTTGAGCGCTTGAGTATTAGCCAAGATCCAGTCACGAAGTTCATCTTGCTCCTCCGGTAGCATCCCCAGATACTTCGCAGCACTTGGTTTCAGGCTAAGGCTTTCCGCGTATGGATCACGCAGGAATACCTGAAACACCGTGTCGTGAACGCGCCGCCAATCGCGTGGGTGAGGTAGTCCTAGATGGCGCTCAGCTACTGATAAGTCGAACGGCGCATTGTGGAACAGTAATGGTTCATTACCACCCCATATCTGGCGCAGTTTCTCTTTTGAATTTGCGTCTATTGGAAGGTACTCCGGGGGGCTGCCCTCGACGTAGAGGGCAACCCCGACCGGCACTGGAGGATTCACCAGTGGATTACCTACAATAGACTCCGTTTCGAAGTCTACTGTAATCATCAGTATTTTTTCTTCTTACCGGCGTCGGCCTTTTCAGGCTCTTGTGCTTCCTTCGTATAGTCATACGGGGTAAGCAAAATATCCTGAGCTGCCTTAATCCGTCCGTTGATGGCTCCAAGAATCTCTACATCCTTAATCGCAGTTACTTCTTGGAAGTTGACCTTGAACTGCGTCTTAGCGTCGGGTGTAAGAGATATTTCCGTAACTACCGCCCACGGTGGATGATTAATCATCGTAGCCAGCTTATTCACATAGCTGCCCCAATTCCGGACACTGGTTACGGGGAGCTTACATATGGCAAGATCGCTCTTGGCGACTGCCTCTGCGGACTCTACCGCGCTGGCGGGCAGAAGAGCCAGCCGTACAATTTCCTTACACGCTTTTCCTTTTCGCCCCTGTAAGTCACTACCCCATTCATTGCGAGGACAATCCCTACAGTTCTCATGTTCCGGCGTAGGAACCTCCGCATGGGGGAGCATATTTTCATTCGTAAGCCCCATAGCGAAACATGACGGGTTGACCAATTTATCTGGGTCATACCGCCCTGTATAGAAGTTACGCTCAAACGCACTTCCAAGGACTACCACTTGCGTCTTATTTCCAGGAATAACATTCCCGGCGTAGGTCATAACTCCGGACTTAAACCCAATACGACCAACACTCGGGCGGTAAAGCTCCGCAACCGCCTTCGCATCTTCTGCAAGTTTATTTTCCCAACTGACTACTTCTGTACTCATACTCATTACTCCGTTGATTCCCCTATAGCGGGGACGCTATTATACCACAGGCTAGGCTTTTCCTACAAGCTTCTTGAGTTTAGGATGTTCTCCCTTTGCGATGCGGCGAATAGTCTCTGGGGAACAGTGGTGCTGCTTCGCCAACTTCTCCATACTGTATTTCTTACCAGACGTTACTACGTTAAGAATATCCTGTATCTGGGTATCGTTTAGGCGCGTCCTGCGAATAGGTGCTCGCTTCACAGCCGCTACTTTCCCATTCTTAACAAATTCCATAGTCTGGGGTTCTATCTTCAAATTCTCGAAGAGCTTGCCCAATTCCAAAGCATCCTTTATACTCACACACAGCACAATTCTAACTTTCATACTAATAACTCCTAGCGTTTTATTTGCGTTTACAGCGTTTTCATATTAGGGGGTGGCATAGGGTAGCGGCCCACCCCCGGATTGCGCATAGCCGCCCGCAAGTAAAGCCTCGAGCAATTCCTAAGCCTTACCTGCGCCCATACATTTAGCCAGTAATCGTCCCAATCCAAGTGAGGACTGCCCGAAGGCAGTCCTCCTCGATAGTCCCTATACGGCTTCAGGTACACTAACATTTCCATCGTCGCACACTGTTTCGTAGACGTCCACGGTAATTTGCTTCTCACCGACTTTAACTTGGCGACAAGCCGTGGAACTAAAGGACGTAAAGATGCGCGACCCATTTTCATGATCCCAAAAAGCAGTCCAGTAAGTCTGTTTCTCTTGGGGCTTCTGGGCATATTCGCTCAGTTTGTACCCCACCCGACGCAAGCACCGGAATAATTCGTTTAGCGTTTCTTTGTTCCCAGTTATCGCATAGGTAGGCGTACCGTTCGAGAAATCCGTGTAGTGTAGCGTGACGCCCCTGTTTTGAAGCAGACTTATTAGACTATCGTATTGATCCAGGTATTTCTCGGCTGCTTCTAAATCAGCCTTTGCTTTCTTCCAATGTTCCGTTACGGTTTGCACTTTCTAACTCCTTAACTAATAACGCTCTACGTTTATCATCATCTTTAGTACATTCGCGTGAATACCATCCATTTTTGGACTTTTCCCACACGCGATCTGGGAAAATATATCCATTGATATCTACCATAGTATCTCCCTTTGCTAACCTGTACAGGGTAGCACGGCACAAGTTAGGAAGCTACTCCACAAGCCCCATGATTATAAGTTCCTCGGCTCCGTAGACTGCGTCCTCTCCACAGTCTTCACACTTGTACTTACGGGCGTCTGGCTCTACACCAGACTGTTGATGCCCACACTTAATACAGAAGCCCTCCATATCTTCCATGACGGCTTCAATTTCTTCGAGTTTGAATTTCATCCTTCATCCCTCTTTAAGTCATGTAGATAATCTGGATCTTGACACATCTGGCGATTACATACCCATTCTTCAGTTTCTTCGAACGCCTCCTCTTGCTCTGCGCTTGGTTCAAATTCTCGTCCGCATACGGAACAGCGGACGAGTGCTCCCGCAGCCCGGTCTATATCTGCGGGAGTACATCCAGGGGGTAAGTTCCAACCTGTCATACAATGCACTCCTTCCTAGAAAGCTGCCGAGCGCGATGCTTGCCGGACTTATTCTTTCCAGCGTACTTACTCGCACAGCAGGGGCAGCGACTGACTCTCTTATTCTTCGCGTGGTACGGCTTCATGCTGTCCTCCAACATCTCCAAGTATCGTCACCAGTCTTTTGAACAGTAAACTTCAAACCGGGGTGCTGTCTGCTATAGGAACTGACAGCGCTCCGGCATCGCTCTCGCTTATCGAGCGGAACCTCAAACGAATCACCGACCTCCATCTGGCCGAACGGCCAGCTCAGGAACTGGCTGTTCACAGGTGGAATCGGCACGCCCTTTTCGATTTTCATATATATCTCCTACAATTGAGAATAACCCATACAGAAAGACCGTAGCTATCAGTAAAT